ACTTGCACGCTATGATAGTCAGGGTCGGCTGCTAAACCTTGCATTTGCTGATCTTCACCAGTACAAGTGTCAACGCCTATGACATACTTCGAATCTTCTTCAGGTTGCTCGTAAACAACCCAAGACCCTGCCCTGTCTAAATTATAAGATACCGACTTATTTGGCTGTAAGCTTAGACTACCTACGGTTTTATCTTGTTTAGGAGCCGCATCTGCCATTTCCTTTAGTACTTCAATCTGAAAACGAGGGCGGGACGACATTAAGAAACATTCTTCGGGATCCGATGGATACTCCTGGCGGAACTTAGAGACATCGCCATTACATTTGTCCTGAAGAGTTCTCCTTCTCCAATGCATTTGCTCCCAGTTTACGTCGAAACGCTCGACTTCTGACTTCTCGTCATCGGTCATAGTGTCTTTGAAATCTTGAAGTTCAACTTCAGATTTGAAAGGTATTTCGGAATCTTCGAACTCCCACCAAGCGGCAAATATCTTAGCCCATTCATTGTCCTGCACCCATGTGTTATAAAACCAACCGGCTGGGCCATTCGGTGTAGAGTCGGCAACAACTAGTGAAACATTGTCTCCGTCGTACAGCGACTGTAGATAACCAAGAGCGGGGTCTTTTTGTCCCGTATTAGGCCAGAAAGCGACCTCAGTCATATTACCGACCTGGATAGTTCCGCTTCGACCTGCGTTTTTCGATCCGGCGGTTTCCTTTCCGTACGCACTTTTGGACCTTAGTTTCATTAAGTCTGCCAGATTGCCTCCATCCTCGAGATTTGTTCCGGTATCGTCCCACGGAAAGGCGTCGTTCTCGGCGTATCTCCGATAGATCTCGAAGACTTTGTCGCTCGTCCCCGCAATATCCCCCATCAGAGAGCCCGCCAGATTCTCGTGCTTCCTCATGTGGTGGTATGTCAGAGCTTGAGCGCATGTGCTCGCCCCCTTCTGACGGGGTTTTAGAATGATCATCTTGCACGGCTTTTTTTCTACTTGGCATTTTCTATAATGGTCGAACATACGCTTTTGTAGCGTATTCGCTTTAGGTTTAATATCTTTGCCCCTCTTATCCTTAATGACGGCAAATGTTGAGAACCAGACCTCGGGGTCGATTCGGATTAAATTGGCTAACTGCTGTTCTTTGTCTGTCATTGCATCTGTTCCTCCATTAACTTAATTGCTTCTTTGCTAAGGGGGGTCTTGTCCCGATATTCGGGGTTGTTGTAAAGAAACTTACCAACTTTTGCGCCGTAGTGGATGGCGTATGCCTTATCTAAATTCTTAAGCGTGTCACTTAATGCGTTCCATTTCCAATCAAGAGGGACAAAGTCTAAGTCGGAATTATGGACGATGTTGTTTAGGATGTTTTGGTCTCCCCCATATGGGTTGCCCAATTTAAAAGGAAAGCTCTTTGGGGCTTTTTCCTCGTAAGATTTAAAGGCATCCTTTTGCCAATTTTCCCAAATCAATTTTCTTGCTTTTGGAGAAGAAGCCCAAACGCCTGAATTGAAGTGATTATACCAAGGGTACCCAAAGTGATCGGAGACATTACGGAAGACAAAAGCTCTTCTTAACGACGCCATAGGACGGTTCCACTCACCTAAGTAATCAATCGGATCGCGGTTTGCCATAAAATCGCCCTTTAACTCTTTTCGGATATCAGGGGCACCCTCCTGCATTATGATGTCGGCATCAAAGTGTACGATGTAATCATAATGCCTAAGCTCGGGCTTGCATAAATCCATCGCCCAGTAGAACCGCATTCTCTTATCGGCATCTTTTGGTAATTGCTCTGGGGTAAAGGTGGGTTTGGACTCAAAAGTGTAGTCGATGCCGTAATGATCTGAGTATGTTTTTAAACTACTGGTTGACTCTTCGATAAGTGCGTCGTGTTTCACTTTTAGACTGCCTGTTACGAAAACTTGATATATTAGCACTTTCATTAGAATGAGTACCCCCCTAGCTTGGCATCTTTAGCGAAAAGAGTACCTATTCTTTCCACTAGTTCGTCATCATAATAGTCTCGGTAATTAACTTTTACAGTAGCGTTTAAAACTTCTGGTTTGGGTAGTTTTGTGAATTTGCAGAAATCATTTAATCCATCCTCAAGGCGAAACCATTTTTTCTTTGATGAGCCATCTAGCCACGAACATTGATTATCTGACTGCGCCCACGCTCTCCCCGTGTTCTTGTCATACTCAAAGTCTATGCCGTGCTTGTCTACGAAAAACCCGCCGGGCATCCATGACCTTTTGAAGCCATCTAACGACAGGCGAGCGTGATCGAGCCTTGCCCACTCTTCCTCTATGTTGGCAACGGCATTCTTGATATTGTATAGATACATGGACAACGCCCTACTCCAAGGGTTTCGGCATATAGCCACGGGGGTCAAGGACTTGACCTCGTCGAACTGAGACCACCAGCTCCACTTGTTGTGGTGAAGAGAGTGACCTTTTTCTAGAAACTCGACGCCCAACGCCTTTCTTATTTTGGGGTTCCGTAAAGGTTTAACGAAAGATGTACCAGCGTTCTTTGGGACATGGACGAATGCCCAGTTGCCTTCTTTAGAGTAGATCATTATATATCTTTTTTAGTTCTGGGTTAAGACGCTCAACCATTTCTTCTTTGAGCAAATTATAACCCCTGGTTAAGCCTTTGTTGGCTTTTGAATAAGTTTCGGGAAAGGCGTGAAAATGAAAAGATTTGGCTTTAGGCCAATCTATACCCCAATCGTCTAATCTAAGAGTTCCCTTCTTCCATTTTTTAGCAAATCTCCAAAATCCAATATTGTGGTTCTTGTTAAAGACCCCCATGTCGAAATGCTCGAAAAACCAAATCATGCCCTGCTGCTCGTAGAATGCTGATCGGGTTAGGTATATTTCTTTCCAAACCTTCGCAAAATCACAATGCCTGGCAAACACATACCCGGCGTTAAATGCTCCGTATGTCTGATTATCAATAAGAGTATCCCCCGTGTGGTAATGGGGGGATATCATTCCATCGACATCAGTAAGAATATCTTCGTGAATTGGTTTGTTTAAGACAATATCCGCGTCTAAAAACAAAGTTTCGCCTTCTTCCTCCAATGCCCACTCCATAGCACCTATTTTAGTCCAAATTGCCCCCGCAGAGTGGAAATCGTTGTGGCTTTTGACGGATTCGGTTTCGTGGGCGGCTTTCTTTAAATCATCGGGGTTTGCGCTGGCTTTTAGATTTAACCATAAAAAACCCATCCTTTTAAGCTTGGTGTATACATAGTCGTCACAAACCACGTAAATCGGGCAGTTGTATAACATTCTGATCGAGTATATGAGAAAGGTAACCTCGCGAAGAGCTGACCCTGTTGCCATTACGGATACAGACTTCACAGTTTATAGTTAAGTACCCACTTGGCGCTTGGGTTAAACACATGTTTTTTATCTTCCTCGGATTTAATTACGGCTTGGGCGCGCCTTAGCGCAGCCTGTGCAGTATCGATAACCACCTTTAGGTCTTGGATTTTCATATCCTTCTCCATCATATCGGAGTTATAAGCGGTTATTTTGTCCATAACTATCTGTGTAAAGGATGGATTCCCGTGCCTGTGCGTCTGCTCATTCCGGGTTTGTAATTTTTAGGGAAAGTAGAAAGGGCGTAACTTCCACCAGATCTAGACGTAGGTGGAGGAGGAGGTGGTGGTGGCACCGGTGGTGGCGGCCGTAGATCTACTGTAGATTCTACTTCGTATTGATAAGACTTGGGAGATTTCCACAACTCTACGTAGTTAGGTTCAACTGGGTATTTAATTGAAGCATTAGTTCCAAATGCAGTTTCTTTTAATTTCCGAGGAACCTGGCTTCTTCGATACATATTTACCGGTGCTAGCGGTAAGTTTACCAGACTTCGTGTGAATGTTTTAAGCTTACTCATCATCCATGTCGCTCAGGTCGATGTCTGATTCAAAATCGACTGTGGTGTCGCAAAAGCGTTCTACTACTTCTATTGCAATTTGAGACATTTCGAGTTCATCCAGGTCGGATTCCTCCCACCAGCGGACAAATACATTGGATAATTCGTGCTCGAATTGCTCTTCGGCGGTTTTTATTTCTTCTTTGCTCATAAAGTTATGCGTTCTGTGATTTACGGCCTGTAAACATGCCCGCGGGTTTTTGGTCGTTTTTGCCTAGTCTTAGGGCTTCTTTGAAAAGTTCTACTGGAAAGTCTTCGGGATTATATCGGTAAGAGTCGCCCCAACCTGCATTGTCTTTATTCATCCAGTCTATAAACATATCATCGATATGTTTTTCAGGTATTGGTTTGCCTTCTTTTACAGCTGGGTGAGCTGAATCTAACCATTTTTGATTTGGGGGTTCGAAACCCTCTGCGTATCCGTTACTCCCGTGTACATACGCTCTTTTACGCTTAGCGGCCTCCGACATAATCTCATTTGGACTGTTTAACCAAGGACTACCAAAATCGAAATTACGCTCGTAACCTGAACCGCCTTGGTCCGAAGTTATGTGGTGCATAGCTTCGTGAATGTATGGGTATTCCGAATTACCATAAGGCTCGCTGGGATCGGTTGGTTCTTTCTCAAAAAGTCGAATTGTTGTATCCTCTATGTAGGGATTGTTTTTATCCGGACCGCCGTCTTCATCTAAATAGTAGCCTACTACTTGGCGGGGCGCATAATGAGCCTTTTCCGTAGTTTTCCGCGATTGAGATTTTGGATCGTGGTACTCGGTTCTAATTTTATCGCCACCTTTACCCCAATCGGGTGCTTTAAGAATCTTCTGAAAAGGTCGGTTTGGATCTTGTCCACGCTTGTGTGCCTGGTTCAATAAGTATTGCTCGACCTCTGCATCTCTGTTTGGGAACTCTTTTTGCACCGCATCGTCAAAATTCAGGTTTTCAACATAGTACGGCTCCATTGGTTCCCGTTTTCTGCGGTGATATTCCGGACCCCAACCAGTAAGATCGGTCTCAATAGGCTCTAATTGGATGGTATTACTCATACTAGGCTTCAAGGCTCCTATACTTTCCGCGTAGTCCATATTTTTTGCTATCTGGGCATCTCCTTCGGGATCTTCGGGGCGGTGTAAAGCCCACCATTTTTTTCCTTTTTGATTATCCATCGTTTTCAATCTCCATGGGGACTTTTTCCACTGTTTCGGAGTAAACATCGATAATATCGGCCAGTTGAGCGCCTGAATCTCGTAGTCTATCCATGATTTCGGCCGGTGTTGCGACGGTTGATGTTTCTTTGGTCATTGTAATGTCGTGTCTGGTCGCTGCTTTACCGAATCCGTACTCGAGAACCAGCTTTGCGGAGGTAATTCGGGTTCCGTGATCGGGTACTTCTTCGTAATCAACCCCTCTTTCGCCGTTTTCCTTACTTCTTCGAACAACGTGGGTCGCTTTCATCCCATTTCTGAGAACATTAACCGCATTCTCGAAGTCTCCATCGTCGACAAAACGGTGAATGTCTTCTTGTATGTATTTTGCTCCAGATTTTCGTGCCATATGGGTTCCCTAAATAAGTTAAATATCTATTTAAGGTACCCTACCCCGGTCGGGGGGTCTATCGGTTGTAAAATTCTGACCGGAAACAAAAAGCCTAAAGGTTACCTACTAACTTTATATATTAATCTCAAGTACGGGTGCGATGAT